TCATTCGCCTCTGTTCGCCTCCGGCAGCGGGAAGCGGGCCTTGATCTCCTCGACTTTGGCGTCATACGCCGAGTAGTCCGGCGCACGACCAGCACGGCGAGCGTCAAACTCCTCCTCAAGTCGGATTGGGTCCGACTCTCGTCGATACGCCTCTCTTCGCAGCTCGCGAACTTCTTCTAGTTGGTCGACCGGGTGAAATGCAAGACGGGACACGTCGACGCCTGCAAGCGCCGCCGCGGCGTCCAGGGTGCCGCTCCAGTTTTCAGAAAAGAAAACGCCATCAAGAAGCAGTCGTTTGCTCATGTCGCTGAACTCGCAGAGTTGATCGTTAGGATTGGCGCAGAGTGGATTCCAGTGTCTACGAGGCCGCTGAACCAGGCGGGGCACGCCATCGCTACAACTGCGCTGGTGGTGGTATAGAAGTAGGGGAATCCGTTGTTGTAGCCGAGACCCTCTTGAATCGCTACGCGTATATGCACCCAGCCCATGGCCGGGGTGATGACGTAGCCTGGCGACTGCTTAACGCCATTGACCCAGAGGAAGATCGCAGGCGCACCAGTGGGGCCAACATGCATAGTGCCGCTCTCAACGCGCACCCATGCGGCAGCCGTGCCCCATCTGTTCGAACAGAATATCGCTCGGTTGTTATTGGTCATCGCCAGATAGCGGATCGCACCGTCGGCTCCCGCCGAACCTGTTGTTGTCTGTGTTCCGGCTGTCATCAGAGATGCGAAAAACTCGACACCATACCGTGCGGAGTTTCCGACGCGGCCCATCGCCGCCATCAGATCCTGTACTCGCTGATTAAGGGCGGCAGCACTACCGCCGTTCGTGCTGTTGTTGAACGTGAACTTTCCGCCGTCGGTAAACGTTGCGCCATTCCATCCAGAACTGAATGCACTGTTTGAATAAGCGGAGGTGAACGTCGTAGCGAGCGGGTTGACCAGACCTGCATAGCGTCCGGCGTCGGGCATCACGTTCATAAACGGCATGTTCGGGTAGTCGTCATTTCCCAGAGCCGAAAGAGATGCTCGAGCGCCGGCGGCGGTTGCAGCGCCGGTGCCGCCAAGCGCTACCGGCACAGTGTCACCGTCGGCGAACTCGCGGAGACTGCCGTAGCCGTTTCCGTCGGCCTGGAGTTTCGTCGGGCGTACATCAGCCATTGAAAAGCACCTGCAGGTTGAGAGTTGCGCCGCCGGCAGTGTACGCCGGCAGTTGGCCGTCAGGGTTCATTGTGAGCCGCAGTATGGAGCCATCGGCGAGATACCCAGGAACGGCCGCGGGGATACGCACGTTCATCGGATAGGCCACTACCACGCCCGCGCCGTTGGTGACGAACTGATCGTAGCCGGTGCTGCGCCGGACGAAGTAGATCGCGTTCGGCTCCAACGACGCGGGGAGTTGCGCCACGACTTTATGGGTCTGGAGCACGGCCATTACCAGGCCGCCCCGTTCCACTCAGCCGGAATAGGATGCCCGCCGAATCGAACCAGGCCGCCGTCCTCGCTGAACTTGTCGAGCGTCGACTTGTTCGCGTGCGTGTGCGCCAGAGAAACGGCGGTGTCGATCTGCGCTGGCGTCGACGTCGGGCGCCCGTTGATCGCGTCCCAGTTGAGCTCGACGTCCATCGACTCATACTCGGCCACCTTCAGCCACGCGCTGGTCGCCGGGTTCCATGCGTACAGCGCAGCGCCGGATTCGACTGTCGGGTCCGCGCTCGCATCCTGAACCAGGACGAAAATGGCTCCCTCCGGCTCCAGGGCGTCGCGTGCAGCGATATCCGCAACGAACAGGATCGGCGCGCCGGTTCCTGGCAGGCTTGCCAGCGCCTCGTTGATCAGCGCGTTGATCATCACGCTGTTGCCGATCGAGCGTGCCACGCCGGCGCTGTTCGTCAGGTAGGACTCCGAGTAGCTGCCATTCTCGACGAAGTAGAACGAATCGGGTTCCAGCGTACCCGGCAGGGTCGCCACTTTGAAAAATCGAATCTGGGCCATTTCATCACCAATCAGTCGCGCCCCATTGGGCACCGTCTACGCCATCCCTCCCGGGAGGCCCTTGGTCACCCGCAACAACCACAAGCACATCGGCCGGCGGCGTCACGGTGACTGCGTATTCCTGCATTTCGCTGAGCACAAGCGGCTCGCAATCAACCTCGATCGCCAGCGCCCAGGGCTCCGCGGCGTCATCCATCGCACCCTCCCCCATGGCTCACACTGATCGGCCCGCTGTAATAGCGGTGGACCGTTCCATCCGGGTATGTCACGTCCAGGTCGTAGACCGCCGACGACCACATCAGCTCCGAGGTAGCGGAGGCCGATATCTCCCGCGAGATCGTTCCGGCGCCGGCGAGATCCAGGCCAGAGCCGAGCGCCAGCGTCATCAGCACAGTCCCGCCTGGCGCTTCGCGGATCTGCATTCGTACCTCGGCGCCAGCCAGGTCAACAGGTGGCTGGTAGATCAACTGTCCGCCAACAGGCGCCAGCCCAACGGCTGACAGCAGGTTGATCTCGATCGTGTCGTCGTCGATGGACGCGACACGGTGAGGCAATTGCCGAAGTCGAGCGCGGTTCAGTTCGGGCATGCCCTGGACACCATCAGCCCAGGCCAGCCACGTGCCAGGCAACCCGTGCCCAGGGATGGTCAGCCGGACAGGCGCGGTCGGTGCGATCTGCGTGATCGGCCTGTACACAAGTATCGGCTGCATGATCCGCAGCGCGTCGCGGAACGTCGCCCCTTTCTCAATGCGCAGGGGCACGCAGGCAGGCTTCATGATTGAGGGCTCCAAAATAAAAACCCCGCCGGAGCGGGGTGATTGACGACGGTGGATCAGTTTTTGTGGCCCGACTGGTATGAGCCTTGAACGCAACCGTTTCGGTCGAAAGAAACCGTGGTCTGATCGATGTACTTGTCATTCCAGTAGGTAACGGCCCCGGCACCAGCAGTGCTGCCATTCCGGTTCGCCTTCCCATAAATGCTTTCCACCTCTTCTCTGGACATGCCGGGAACTACCTTGCCCTGGACCCTGGCTTTACGGAGGTCTCGCTCAGACAATCCCGTGGAACAGGTAGGGCTTGGCGACGACCCTCCAACGACGGTCACGCCACCGGCAGAAGAGCCAGCGCCTTGACTGCCATCCCGATAAATTCGGTCTGCCGAATGCCTGGGCTTGGCCATGACCGCAGAGTCACCCGAACCGCTTGGGCGAGGGTTATGAGCTGAGACTACAGCCTCGAGCGATTGGTTTTCAGGGCATGTCTGCTGAGTAAACGTGACCGTTCCATCCGGACCAACGCATTTGAAGACACTGGCGGCCTCAGCAGAGCCAGTAGCAAAAACCAGTGCAAGAACGGGGAACATCCGTTTCATAGCAGCTCTCCTATTTGAACTGACTCGCACTCTAGCATCGGCGTGCCAGGTACAGAATCAGGTCGTGCAGCAGGTTCTGGAAATGCTGGATATCAGCGAATATCTATACCCAGCTTGTCCAGTATTGCAGGCATTCTTCCCCCCGTGAGAGCTCGCCTGTAATAGGGTTGCAGCTACCACGTATCCAGCGATCGGCAGGAGACCAGAAGAAACCGCGAAGGTACCGGTGCACCTCCTTCTCCTTGGTGATGATGCCAGTGATCGCTCCAGACGTAATGCCGCCAATACGCACGGCCGCCCCCTGCCGTACCGTCACGGTCGTCGTGGATTGTCCTTCAGGGTAGTCGTAGGGTTCGCGAACGCGGCACAGCGCGGCGCTATTGTTGCTAAGCGCCACAATCCAAATCTGATGCTGATCTTGGTAATCAAGTAGGTTCTCCCCGTTGTCGTCAAACCACTCATAACTCACCACGGTATTGCAGACGTGCAGGCCTGGAGGGAATGTTGCCGGCGCATCAAGCTTTACGCCGCGATATCGATCGGCCTGCAAGAAACTCGTCACATCATCCGATTCGCCAGTGCATTGAATCGTTCGAGTCACAGAGAACCCAGTATCGGGCGAGGCCTGCGCCTCCAATATCTCCTTCAGCTCAATATGATCTGCAACTTGTCCAGAGTCCGTTATGAGTTCAAGAACGCTGGCGCGCTCCATTCTGCTGTGCTCAACATCCTGCTCATATCGGTAAGTCCTCGTACCATAATGTTGACGGTTATATCTAGCCGACCGAACATTTCCCTGTGCGTCATACCACGCTGTGATCAATGCCGAGGTCTGAGTCCACTCGTCACGATAACTCGCCGTCACAACAGGGTCCTCAGGAAGGCTGGACTCATCGATATGCACGTGAGCAGGGCTTCCCATCGCTTGACCGCGCGTCTCAATGACGGTCATTGTCAGCACCTTGGATCGATCCGCATCAGGATCTCGTATCGACGGAGAGACAGTGATTTCAATCAATCCATAGAAGCCCACGGGAGCACCGGAATTCGATGAGCCACTAATCCACGATGTTCCAGGCGGTTGCTCAATTGGTGACAAATCGGTAGTTCGAACGTAAACACCGAAAAGGAGACGATTTTGATAGACCCCAAGCATTGATAGCTCGCTCAACACAACTTTGTTCGTCAGTTGCCAGCCGTCAAATGAAACATCTTTTGCCCTGACAGCGCATGCTGGTTGTTCTTCTCCCTGACCAATTAAATCTGCACCCAAGTCGAGCGTGGCCATGGTGTTGAGGTCATTTCCAACCCATAGGCGAAACTGCGGTGTACCTGCCTCGTCCCTTAGATCATAGATAGCGTAGCTTGGCCGGCGCGGAGCCTCGTCCGAAAGCCACCAGATGGGGGTGCCGATAAAGGGAACCTCGCTATATTCCGCGCCGCTGCCAGCCGAGATACCACCTCCATAGTATAGCTGCGGCCAGTATCCGCCACCGCGGAGAATGGCTCTTCCCCACCAACTCCCGCCTTGAGACTCAATGAACTCATCCGGTTGAGATGGAAGCCCCATCTCGACGAGATGAGTATGATTGAGCGTGTAATTGATTGACCATGCGCGAGCCGGTTTCATTTCTCCGTTCGGCAGATGTACCGCCCCCTGCTCAGTATTGGGCAGTTGGTAGATTTTCCCATGCCAGGGCCATCCCATTTGCATGACTTCGCCGTCCCACGGCATCACTTGGTTCATTCCTTGAACTCCAACTTTCCGATGTTACCGCCTCCATCTTGCATCTCGAAGCCTGTAACACGTTTAAACACAACAACAACTAACCCGTCAGTTGTCGAAACCAGCTCATCGGCCGTGGTTCGCTTTGCCTTATCCGTCTCGGAGAGAGGCCAAGATACGCCGCCCCCTCCGACCTGTTTTCCCTCTCCGTTGTAGTTGGCGGTCCCCCGACGCGCTGCTACTGCCCCGCGTGGATCTATCCTGCGGAGCGGACGGCTCTGTGTTTCCGGACGAATAATCCGGGTCAGTGCATCCGCAATCGAGCGGTCAGTACCGCGCCGCTCAGCCTCTAAACGCGCGCCGATTGCTCGCCGTTCTTGTTCCGGGGTCATTGGAAATCACCAGATGCAAGCAAGTAGAGGTAGGTAGCACCAGTGTTGTACACAAGCGCCTTGAAGAAACAGGCCTTCTGTCCTGAGGTTGATACAAACTCGATGCGAGAGTTGTTCTCAGATACAGAGAGCCAAGACTCGGCACCAACGAGCCCCCACAACTGGACCCCACCACTGGCAGCACTACTCAATACGACAACACCATCGGCGGCTGGCTGCACAACCACGTCCAGGTCGAAGACTGCAAACAGAGAACGCCCCTCGGTTTCTTCAGGCAGAGGTATAACCAATTCGCGACCACTACCATCAAACGATGCGGATACGCGCACGATCGTTGTATCCGAGGCGAGGGCTACCGGAGTCGAGTCGTTGACCTCCTGCGCCTTGAACGTGCCGCCACCAGGCCCAGGACCAGCCTGCTCGAGGATGGTGATTCGGTTCTCGATGCTTGCGAGAGTTCCCGCCGTCGCCGCCGCGTACACTTTCGAGCCCGATGGCCACTCAACGGGCACACCCTCAGAGGCTCTCGCAACAGTGATATTCCCGCCGCTCTTTGCCGTCGCCTTGACCACTTCGTGAACAGAGCCTGACTCATCGGCAAGAGTGAGCAGGATGAAATCAGAAGGAGCCGAGATGGGCAGAAGATCAGCCGCGGCAGCGGGGATGGTAAGAGAAACCCCACCCGCCGATAGCGGACCCGAGAGCTCTGTCTGCCAGTTGTTGATCCAGCGTTGGCCCATGGCTACATCTCCAGCAAATCATCAGGAACCGAGACGCGGAAGGACGCGCCTATCTCCGGCGAATATTCATCGCGGAGCGAGGCGGGTATCTCGGGAGCAGTTATACGTAGTTGCCTCGGATAACGAGGCTGTGGGCTGTTGTAGTTGTCGTAGTTACCGGAAAACCCGTCTTTCGATTCATCGAATGGGGGGTCATCCGGGTGACCAGCGATTTGCGACTCAAGGCGCCCATCGAAGGCTGGTAGTTCGGGGGCAGCCCCGGAGCTGCCAGGAGGAGTGAGGGCGTCGGAATCTCCTCCGCCACCGCGCATCACAGCAATACTCAGGGTGGTTATCGCGGAACCACTCTCAAGGTCAAAGCGATCAAGCACGCGGCGACACTTCCCCACAGCCTTGATTCTCTGATCATCGAATTTGATGGTGTGCGTCAAATCGACCGCCATGACCATGGATGTAGGGCAGTCCCAACTCACTGTCGTGCCCCTGTGAGCACCGACGAGAGTAGCTCGAGCCTGGTCAAGCAGACATGTCAGCGCGCCAATCCTGCGCGTCTCGCTGGGCTGATCAATGTGTCCAGAACTACCCCCGGTGATGGCAGCGCTCTCCCAGGACTCAGCAAGGTCGCTATCAACTTCAAACGAGGCCCGGGATCGACTGATAATTGGTCCGGTCGCCAGCACGCTAGGTTGTACCTCCACCGCTATTCGGTATGACTCCGTAACCGCTTGTACCCAGCGACGCCCTGCGGCCCAGTCGGCGCCTAGCAACAGCCCCGTGTAGTTGTTGACCCAACTTTGCGGAGGCGTGCAGTAGATGCCAGTGGGTGGCAGCGGATAGTATTCAGTCGACGATTGGATCAACGTTTGCCCTGAGCTGCTGGTTGCCGACTCAACCATTTCCGTATCCGGGAGTTCGTGCGACTCCGGACGCCAATTGCAAAATCCTGGCTCCCCGTCCTGTCCATCCGTACCTGGCGCCTTCCATCCATAGTTGATATTCCATTGCCACAGCCGACTGAATCGGTAGTCACATTCGATCTCGACCCTGTTCGTCTGAGAACTCAGGTCGGCAAGCTCGACCGCAAGGGATCCGTATACCGTTGATCCAGGTCCAAACTCGAAGGTGGGCGCCACAGAATGCCATGACGTGACGCGGAGAGCGCCGTAGGCTGAGCAATCCAAGCTGCCCACTACGCTAGTCAACCGCTCCTGAGCATAATCCCAACGCGAGCGACCTTCGACGGACTCGAACACATCGGCGGACCACTTGCCACCCACCAGGGCATCGACATCCGCAATTGCCATGGCCTCCACACGCTGCTGCAATTGGTCCGTGCAACTAACGCCCAAGACTCGGCGGACAGGGTTCCAGGCTGGTTGCGTAACCCTACCCGTAAACCTTCGGCCCTGGCTCAGTTCCCCTGCGGTCTCCGTCGCATAGTCGATGGTTACGGTTCGACCGATCCAGTCCGCAGGAACAACAGGGGCGTCACCGAGATAGATCGAAAAGGACGCGACGCCAGCGGCGCCCTCTTCACGATCGATCTCAATCTCCCCTGTTAGGAGTGGCGTAACGTCAACATCGCCAACCCGCACGATAGCGCGCCATGTGAAAGCGAAGCCTGGGATGATCGGCTCAGGACCAGGCACACTGGAGTGACCGACCGAGTTCAGCGCAGCGCTATTGAGCGGTCCACGGTTGAGCATCAGATTTCCTCGGCGACAATTTGCCAGGTCCGACTGTTGTTCGAAGAGTCAAGCGCCTCAGGAGGGATCGACGCGAAGACGTGGAATAGCGGCCACCACTCGACGCGGTAGAGCTGCGCACCAGGGATCTCCGACACAGTTACCACCTGGCCGGCGGACGACACGTCCGTTCTGACCCACTCACGGCCGACCAGCGCCAGCCCCCACGGACTGGTATCGGGGCGAACCTCTCCAGGGATTGTGAATACTCGGTCGGCGGCAGTACGGCCGGAAATGCCAAGCGACGCATTGCATCGCAGCTCCAACGGGTTGTCGAAGTCGAGTCCAAGCATCCCCGTGCCGATCCATCCTGAACCGCTGATGGTGATTGCCGTCTTGCGCCAGTGCGTCATCTGTACTGCCGCACCTCCGCTGAGCCTCAATCGCTCGACGCCGCCATCTACAGCTTGGTACTGACACTGCGGGGCGCCGCCGTGTATCACGATCGGTACGCCCCCAAGCATCACGTTCGGAATGATCATTCCCAACTCCATAAAAAAGCCCGCGCTAGGCGGGCTCGGTCATTTTGGGCGTGTCCGCCCGAACTTCGAGGCGGCCTTGCGTATATCTCGGAGCGTGTCGTGTGTCCCGAAAACGGTGAAACCGGCATCGTCTCCGCCCAGATTGAGGGTCAGCGAACCCAGGTTTTGCATGGCTGCCGGCGGATTCGCCTGCTGAAGCGCCGCGGTCGGAATCTCGGGTATCTCGGGGAGAGTTCGTTGATACCTCTGCGACATCTGCAGCGACTGCACCGCGTTGAAGATGCGCTCTCCTCCGCGCATCATCATCAACTCCGGCCCACGCTCCCCAACCCACGCCATGCCAGGGGGAGCGCTCTGCGTACCAGTGGCAAACCCGGGTATCTTGGGGGTGATGCTGGGCACGCCCGGCAAGCCCATCTCCGGAGGCGGAACCAGCGTGATAGGTATCACGAGCTGCTCAGCCAGTCCGGCGGCGATGTCGGCGACCTGCTGCTTCAAGGTCTCCGCGCTTTCGAAGTCCATTCCGAACGATACCTCGACGTTTTGCACAGCCTTGATGCGCTCCTCGAGGTCGGCCAGGTTCAGGCGGTTGACGTCATCCGCAGCCTTGGCATTACCAGCCTCGACCTCTGCGGCCTTGTTGGCGATGCGCTCCACCTCCTTGGCCACGCCTTCGAAGCCGTAGCTGTTCGCGCCAGCGTCCTTCAGTTGCTGAAGGATCTGAAGCGCGCGGCGCGCCTCCTCGATCGCTTTTTGGTTGTTGCCAGCGGTCAGGGCGTTGCGAGCCGAGGCCTGGGCCGCAGTGGCATCACCAAAGGTCTGCGTTCCGGAGGTGGGCGTCGCCTGGATGCCCTTCACCAGATCGGCAAACTCCTTGCGGACATCTGCCTGGCGCGAAAGCGCGTCGTTGAGGTTCTTGGTGGACTGCTCAAGGAGGGCCTTGGTCCGAACAACCTCAGACTGGAGATCGGCGACGTTCTGTTCCCGAGCCCGCTTCAGGGCATCGTTCTGGCTCTTCACGATCTGCTCTTGTCGAGCCTTCTCGGTGGCGAGGGTGGCTGTGAGGCTGCCCTCCCCCCTTTTTACCAGCGTATTCGCCGTGTTGATTCCCTTGGCAACATCGTTCAACTGGTTCGCAACCCAGTCGACGACGCCTGTTTCCTTTGCGCGACGCCCCCAGTATTTCTGGGTTTCGGAAAAGATCCGGTTCAGCCCCGCACCAATCTCCGGGGCAAACGACGCCATCTCCTCGCGGAGCTTCGGCAGTTCCTTCCGCAACGCGATAACGATCTGCTCCGAGGTCAGTTCGCCGGCGGCAGCCATCTCGCGAAGCCGGCCGACAGTCACCCCGAAGGAGTCCGCCAGGGCGCCAGCAATGCGATCCGAGGACTCCAGAACGGTATTGAACTCTTCGCCCCGCAGAACACCACTGGCGATGGCCTGGGAGAACTGGGTAATGACCGAGGCCGACTCCTCGGCAGATGCCCCACCGATTTTCAGGCCGAGCGACACCGCCTCTACGGTTTCGAGGGCGGCTCGCTGATCCATGCCCGCATCACGAAGCGGGCGCTGCAACCGCGAATAAAGGCCGATGAGGTCGCCGACATCGCCCTGAACATCATCAGCGATACGGTCGAGTTCGATCTGCGCGGTGTTGAACTCTTCCTGCGAGCGGGTTGCCAGGCGAAGCCTAGAATCAAGCCGGCCAACAGTGTCGGCCCCGTTCGCTAGCTTCGCCGTTGCAGCGCCTACCGCGGCGGCGAGACCTGCAACCGCCAGTGCCGGGCCGCTCCCGCGGAGAGAGCCGATGCTCGACAGCCGCGAGCCGGCACCAAGCGAGTTGAGTTCGCTCTTGGTCTCCGCGATCTGCTTCTTGAGCGCCCGCTGCGCAACGGCAAGCTCCCTTGTGGATAGCGTTCCGCTGGACCGAAGCAAGCGATATTGCTGGTTCAACTGCCCGATGGCAGCCTGCAGTTCGCGCACCCTGGCGACTCCCAGGGTGCTACGCGCTTGCTCCAAGTTGTAGCGGCGCTGCTCGATCGCGCTCTGCTTGATCGCTGCGGCCTGTTGCCGGAGGCTGGTGGTGGCCGCATCATTCCGGCCAGCCTGGAGGTTTCGATCCAGCTCCCGCTGGAGCCGCTGCCGTTCGGATGTCAGGCTCCTCGTATCCAGCCCGGCCTGCTTCAACTCCCGGCGCATCGCTCCGAGTTTGGCTACCTGGACGGTCTCTGCCCGCTCCAGGCTTCGCAGGTCCGAAATGGAGTCCCGGTACGCCTGCTGCAATTCGCGGCTTGGCCTGATCGTCGATGCCAGCTCGTTGCCGAGCGTGCGGATCTGCTCGCGCGCCGAGCGCGCCTGGCGTTGCGTGTCCTCAAGGGTGCTTTCGAGAGCAGTGAAATCGTTTAAACGCTTGAGAGGTTGCGCGACTTGCCTGACCAGTTCGGCATATTCCTTGCGGAAACCTGACACCTCGCGCAGCGCATCATCGAGGTCAGCAGTCAGCCGGATCTTTACGTCAGCCATTTCATTCAGCCTTCAGCGCGGTCAAGAACAGCGACCAGGGATATTCAAGGACGTGGTGATGCCCAAGCCTCACCAGAACGCAAATGGCGCGCTCCAAACTCCTCAAGGCTTGTCGCGGAGTTTCGAGAGACGGCCCAGCATTCCGAAAAAATGCGGGTTCACCTCTTTACATGCATCCCGCAACTTGGCGAGCTGGCTAGGCCGGAGATCGTTAATTTGACTCTCCGTAACCGACGTCATCAGGCACAGATCGGAAAGCCTGATATCTTCGAAGAGAGCATTACTGACGAGGTCTTGGTCACTGACCTCTTGCATTAGCTTTCGAACATCCGCAACGCTAAGTTCGCGAACAGTAATTTCAACCCCGTCGATATCCACAACCCTGCTCGCAGTAAAGCTAGACATTTCAACCCTCCGGGAAACACAAGCCCCGCCGTAGCGGGGCAATCATGAGCGAACCTGCTGACAGGACCAATATCACGCAGTAGCCAGTTCCTTCTTGATGTTGAAGTACTTCGACTTTCCGGCGCCGACCTTGGTCGGGTCCATCAGCACCTTGGCAGTGGCCTCGGCGGCCAGGAAGTCTTCGGTATTGAGCCAGTCCTGTTGGCTCGACGGGTTCAGACGGCACCGGAAATAGCGCGCCTGGATACGGCGCTGGGTACCGGCTGCGTTCTCACCCTCGAATAGGCATTCGAACGTCTTGCCGCTGTTGGTCAGCGCCTCGATCACATCAACGGTGGCGGACTTGTAAGTCACCTTGATCGGCGTGGCCGCAGAGATCGCACCCCCTTCAACGATTTCGATGCCGGCGCCGGTCATGTTCCAGTCGTCGAACTCTTCGTAGGTCGTGCTGCCGTCATCGCTCTTCACGCTGGTGATCTCCAGCGGCATGAAGTCGAGCGCGATCGTGCCTCCCGGAACGGCGGTGTGCGCTTCGTCGGTATGGGTGGCAGAAGGAACGTTGGTGGCGTCCCCCCACACCAAGGCAGCCAGGATGCTGGTCTTGAGTTCGCGGAAGTTGATCGACAACCCGACCGAAGTGATGCGCGAAACGGCATCGTACTCACCGCCCTGCGGGGTGGTGGTATCCGGCAAAGTGATCTCGTTGGTCTCGATGGTCTGCTGGATAGTGGAAACCAGGCCAGCGAACTGGAAGGGGGTGGTAGCACCGGACTCGCGGATCTTGAAGGGTCCGCCGATCACGTACGTCTCTTTCTCGATAGCCATATCAGGCCTCCTTCTCGATCACGCCTTCGCGGCGCAGAAATTCAACCTGGTCAGGGCTGACGTTGATCTTTTCGCCGGCCGCCTTCTCCTTGCCTTGGTGCCAATGCACCTTGGCCAGGGTGACCTCGACGGCCTTGTTCAGCGCAGCCGGCGGCGCGGCGTCGACCTCGGCCGGCACCTGGGGATCGCTCTTCATGGGTTACGCCTCGATGATGGTTTTCAGATAGACAGGGATTCGAATCACAGCAGCGGCCACTCCATCACCCGGCGGGTACGGCTCAGGCGCCCCCAACGTCAGCCCGGTAATGCCGCGCTCTCGGGGCAGCCAACGCAGGAAATGCCCCTTGGGGGCAGGCATCAGGCACGCCAGAAGATCTAGCTGCAGGTCCTCCAGAGCCTCCGCATAGTGGTCATACCCGCCGCGCACCGCGCCTACCACGTCGAAGCCGCGATGAAAGCGAACGCCAGCGTCGAGATGCTCCGGCGGCTGCTCCTTGCCCGGCTGAACGACGATCAGCGGAAAGCCCTCGTGCCGCTCCTTGACCAGCTCGTTAAACCACCCAGAGAGCACGCGAGTGCCCGCGTCCGTCCGGTATCCCTGGTTTGGCGTGATGGTTTGCAGGCGCGCCAGCAAGGCCAAGCGGCCGATCGTGAGCACGTTCGGCTTCATGCTTCCTCCTCGATCGTTGCTGCCGTCAGCAACCAACCGTCGTTCGCAATGAGCTTTTCGACGAGATAGCGCGACGACCCGATAACGAAGAGGTCACCACGTGATGCCGTGGGAACATCCTTCGCCAGCCAACTGATCCCAACCTTGTCCGTGATGAAAACCCCATCAGGTCCGTCGTAACTGAGGTTTCGATCGACCTGCAGAGGTATCCCCTTGATCGGGGGGCGACCGATGCCGCGGAACTCGCCCACGGCATCAGATAACCGCTCTTGCCCACGCTCGTGGAGCCGTTGGATCAGCCGGCCAAAACGGCCCGGCGCGCTCATTGTTGGATCAGCATCGCCGACGCGAAGCCGTCAACGGTGGGCTCGGTGATCTTGCCGAACGCCACCGAGTCGGCAGTGGCAGCAGCTACCAGCTCCCCATCGAGGACGCTGCACTTGGCACCCTGGGTCAGGCCAGCGGCAGCAGGCAGGCTCCAGACGCCGCCAGTTTTTCCGGCGAACGGCTCGCCCGCGGCGGCATCTACCAGCGGCACCACCACCAGGTCTCCGATCACCGCAGGTACGCCGGACTGAACGCCGCCAGCGGGCGCAATGAGAGTCAGGACGTTGCCGTCCTCCACATAGTTCTTCGCCATGGTTGATTCTCCTAATGGCAGAAATAGAAAGCCCCGCTAGGTGCGGGGCTCGGGAGTTGGCGCCGATCAGGCACCGTTGGATTTCTGCAGCCCGCGGAAGTCCAGCGGCGCCACGCCAGCGTCGATGCGCACCTTGCTGGCCACGCCGTCGACAGTGAAGCCTTCCTGTTGCTCCAGGTACGGGGTATCGACGCCGTCCAGGTAGGCCACTTCGATGGTTTCAGAGCCTTTCTTGGCAGCCATGTACCAGGCGGTCGCCGAGGCATCGTCCAGGCGCGGCTCGCCGATCACCTGCGCGAATGCGCGAATCGGGTTAACGATGCCGCTATTGACGTCGGCGCCCGGCACGGACTCGGAGTTGATGATCTGGTTGGCCTTGTCCTCGAGTGCCACCGGAGTCAGAACGAAGCCCGGACGGATGTTGAGGGTGCGCCCCTTGCCCTTCTCTACCTGGGCTTTCTGGGTGGCCATCTGGGTCTTGGCCTTGCTCAGGCTGTCGATGGAAAGCGCCGAAGCCGCGCCAGTGAGCAGGTTGCTGTGGTCGGCATGGAACAGGGCCTTGCCATCGCTCATCGCCGGGTTACCGGTCAGAACCGCATAGACCAGGTCTCCGATGGTGGCCTTGGCCGCCTGGCCCAGCTTGAACGGGATATCCGAGAGCATCTGCAGGTCGTCGTTGATGATCGCCTGACGGGTGATGCTGAACAGCTCTCCGTAGGTAGCCAGGATGATCTGCTCGCCGCGCTCGCCAAGGGTGACGTACTTGTACTCGGCGCCCTCACGCACCTGACGCAGCGAGGAAAACTCGCCCAGACCGACGCGGCGCGCCGGCTTGAAGTCAGTGAGAATGCCGGGCTTGGTCCACAGCGGGAAGGTTTCTTCGGCCTCTTCCCAGCCCGCCAGCACCGACTTGTTGGCGACGTCCAGAAGGATCAGGCCGAAGTCGCTGGAAGTGTGGGTGAAGGCCAAGCCGACCATTTGCGGGGCGTTGAGCGAGGCCACGCCGATCCCGCGATCGACCAGCGAGGCACGGGCCAGTTCGCGGAGCGTCATGCCGTTGTAGGCGTTATCGGCCTGGCGCTCGCCGCGACCGATGCGGGCCAGCACGCTCGCGCGCACCGAGTCGCCCACCAGGTTGCCGTTGCCGGCATGGATGTGGGCGCCAGCGCCAGGGGTGGCGGCCGGCTTGGTATCGGCGCCAATGGCAGCCAGCAGCTTCTCGCGTGCCTGGTCGACGGTGATGGTCATGTCGTTCAGGCAGGTGGCGAGCAGTTCGGCGTGGCCGCTGGCAAACGCGCCGAAGGCAGCAGTGATTGCGCTGCGGCGACCAGATTCCTCGGCGAGGATGCGGGCACGAATATCGGCCTCGGTTGGGGCGGCGGCCACGGGAGCCGCCGGCGCGGCCGGTGCCGGAGTCGGCGCGGGAGTGTTGGTCGGCGCGGCGGGGGTCTGGGCGCGCGGGGCCAGTAGAGTTTTCAGAGCTTCGGGCATGTGGGCGAACTCCTGCATGCGTTTGGAGGAAAGGTGAGCGGCCGCTTGCAGCGGCTCAGTAAGCTGGTCGGCGAAACCGGCAGCGACGGCCTCTCGGCCATTCATCCAGGTCTCCTCCTTGAGGAGCGCCTTGATGTCGTCGGCGGACTTCCCGGTCTTGTTGGCGTAGGCCATGACCAGGGTGTCCTCGACCTTGTCGAGCAGTTCGGCATAGCGGCGCATGTCGTCCGCATCGCCGCCCTGGATGCCCCAGGGCTTATGCACCATCATCATGGCGTTCTCGGGCATGTAGATGGTGTCGCCGGCCATGGCGATGACCGAGGCCATCGAGGCCGCCAAGCCATCGATGTACACGTCGACGCTGGCCGGGTGGTTGCGCAGCAGGTTATAGATCGCCGTCCCCTCGAAGACGTCGCCGCCCGGGGAGTGGATGTGCAGGTTGATCTTGTTCAGGTCGCCCATTGCCTTGAGGTCTCGAGCGAACTGCAGCGCGGTGATGCCCCAGACGCCGATCTCGTCGTACAACAGCACCTCGGCGACGCCGCGACCGGCAGCCCTGATGCTGTACCAGGACTCATGCGGGGCGTTGGCCTCAGTCAACGCCGCCGCCATCGGCAGCATCAGGCTTTTATGGATCAGGGTTTGATGGCTGCCCATCGGCGCCTCCATTGTTGCTCTCGTTGGGGAAATCCGGCCCAGGCACGGGTAGGCCGGCGCCGTATCTGTTGACGAGCTCGCGAGCCTCGCCGGCGGTAAGCATCTTCCCGACGCCCAGGTACACCTTCTGCACCGCCTCAACCGGGTCCATCCCGGACTTGACCAGTTGGTGGTAGGCATCCGAACTGAAGACCAGGCCGGCTGCCCGGTTCGCCTTGATCTCCGTCTCACGCGACTTCTTCAGCTCGCGCGGATCTCGACCACGAGCGCGGGCAACTTCCGCCTCATCGGCGAAGCCGGCCTTGACCAGCAACTCCCATGCGTTGGCCTCATGCATCGGGTTAATCCATGGCATGACCGGCCCCTGGTAGACGGCCGCGTAGAGAGTGCGGTGATCAACGTCGGAGGGCAGGCGCTCCTTCCTGGCCAGCAGGTACATCTGCAGCCAGGACCGATAGACAGGTCGGCACCAGTAGTCGATGAACTCGTGCTGTAACAGGTCGTAGCCCAGCCAGCCCTCGACCAGTTCCTGGCGCTGTGCCGAGTAGGTGCCGTCGTAGGCCCTGGACACCGAGGAATAGGTGCTGCGAGTGCCAGCGCCGATCATCCGCAGTTGGCCGTTGCGGAAACCTTCAAGGAAGGGGTTCGGCCGGTTGCTCTCGATCATCCCAACGTCTTCACCTGGCTCGAGGTCGTCGAAGACCATGCCGGGGGCGATGGGGATCGTTCGGTTCTTCCGGTCCTTCCCGGGCTCCACCGTGTAGCTGTCGGGGTTGCCCTTCTTGATATACATCGCCAGGGCAGCACTGATGCGCGCCGCCACCCGCTCGCTCTCCTCGTAGTCCTTCAAGTCGGCAAGGCGGATCAGCACTGCGTGCAACATCGGCACGCCTCGGTTCTGGCCGATCCGCTTGCGGTAGGCGATGTGGATGATCCGTTCCGCTTCGACGCGCTTCACCGCCAGACTGCCGCCCATCGTCTGCAGGTTGCCGGGGTGATCCTTGAGCAGGTGATAGGCCCTTTTCCGGCGCCAGGTGTCACGCTCGATACCCTGGACAATGCCTTTCGACAGGTTGTTGTAGCTGAAGGGCAAGTAGTCGGGCTCCAGCAGCTCCAGGGCAAAAGGCACCGACGTGGCAAACGTGTAGTTCGGGACTCGTCCCATCAACTTCTGCGCCAAGCCCTCGCCATCGCGCAACCAAGTACGGCACATCAGCCGCTCTACCTGGGGCCGCGTCAGCTCACCAGAGGTCTCCGGCGAGAGTGACCACTCGGCCCACGCACTGCGGATTTCCATGGCCAACTCGGCATGCACCGAGCCATCCAGGCGCAGCGGCAGCGGTTCCACGCCGATGCCACTACCGCCCACCACCCTCTCCTCGAGGCGATCGAGCAAGCCGGTAACCAGATCGTGATCTTCGTCCAGTTTCCGGCACTGCTCTCGCATGGAGACCGCAGACTTCTGTAGCGAGGTGTCGGCGCCCAGCGGTTGACGCTTGGCCTTGTGGGTTCGCCCTGGCCTGGCAGCCTCATACGCCTGGATTGCCTCGCGGGCGGCCAGGCGCCGAGCCACCAGGTCGGGGGCCCAGGGTTTCAGTAGACGATCGATCAGGTTCATCAGCAGAACTCCGCCAGCGCCGGGCCTGGACGGCGACCGGCGGCGCGGTCCCGATCTGCCGCCGCGCGCCGCTCCCACTCCCGGCGTCCGGCGCGGATCTTCTCGATATCCTCCATGGTGTGGGTGCGCCCGTTGAAGATCACCGTCCGCCCTTCGAGCACGGCGGCCTCGGCCTCCAGGTATTTGTCGAGCATCTGCTGCGCTGTCAGAGCCATGGTCCGCTTCCAGTGTTGAGCCAGCCCCGAGAGGTGCTGGCATGGTTTTCGTTCGAGGGTTGCTGTTGGGCGACCTGCTCCGGCACGGGATCAACGCGCGCTCGCTCAAGTTGGTCGAGGTCGAGGCCGAAGCGCTGCTGGCTGATGCGCAGCGCGGCAAGGGCGTACACGAAGCAATCCAGCGCCTCATTGCGGCGCCCGCCGGAGTCCCATCGCAGGACGCGAACACCCTTCGCCATCACCGGCTTCTTCTTCTCGGCGGTGATCTGCTTCAGTTCGTCTTCGTCGCAGATATCGCTGTCGATCGGAAAGTGCACACAGCCGGGCGTCGGTTGCCACGGAATGGGCACATCGATGCGCAGGCGGCTGTAGATCAGCTCCTTCGCGTTATCAGTGCCCAGCTCGGTCTTGTAGATTTTGCGCTTGCGACGCTTCGGGAAGTTGGCGATTGGCTTGCCGTATGTGCTGGCCCCGAAAGTCGGAACCACCCAGTGCACACCATGCTTGATGCTCTCGGCCTCTACCTCATCGGCATAGTGGCCGCCGGCATCCCAGCACCAACGCTCGACACGCATTGGAACGCCGTCAGCCCGAGTGAACTGCCGGTGGATCTCCAAGCCGACCTTACGCCGTAATTCCTCACTGGCCGGATCGCCGGTCAGAATGAAACGGTGAACAAGCCATGCCTCCTCGCCAAGACCGAAAGCCCAAACGCGGCCCTCGTAGCGGTCGTCCTGGGTGTCGATTCCACCCATCAGGACAAGCGCTTGCGGCGGCACCTTCGGGTAGTTCTCGCGGCGAGCGTAAAGCGTCTGCCACTCCACGCGGTCGCCCTGCTCCTCTTCCCACACCTCGCCGCGCGTGGTGTTGATGAAGGTGATCAGCTTCTCGCGGTCGCCCTTGACCTTGAGCCACTCGTCAACCAACGACACCCAGGTCGTCCAGGTGCTGTAGATCGCCCAGCAGTAGAAGCTGACCGAACGCGGCGTGCGGATCGGCTCGTTGTCCGGGCCGAACCAGTCGATGCTGTCGCGCGTCCAGATGCCGGTCTCGTCGCAGATCCAGCGGCCTTTAGCCTGGGCCACCACCATGTCGCGGTGTTCAAAACAGGCTGCACAGTGCTCGCAGACGTACCAGGCGCGCTCGGCCTCACCCAGCTCGTTCTTTTCCCACTTCAGGCCGAACTCACAATCCTTTCCGCCAAACTTCAGGTGCTGCTCCCGCTGACAGTGAGGGCAAGCAATATGCAGGCGCAGCCGGTGCGGAGACTCTTCCGCCGCCTTAGTGATCTGGCAACTGCCAGCGACCCCAGGCGTAGACCCCCGGATAGACTTCGGGTAGACCGCACCGTCCAGGCGCTTGTCACCTAGGAACGTCGGCGAGCCTTCGCCCTCGACGTCGGCGTCGAACTTCGACAGTTCGTCGTAGATCACCTCGTCGGGCGACTTCTCCCGGTAGTTCCGGGAGGCCTTGCCGCCGCGGATCCAGAGGTTGCGTCGGTTCGCGAACACCTTGTTGTCCAAGGTATTGTCGCTGTGCTTCCGACCGAACCAAGGCGCCAGTTCCAGCATGACCGGCACGTCGCGGATCAGGCCATTGACGTGGCTCTTGCTGATGTCCTCGGCGTCCGGGTCGGTCGGACTCCACATCATCACGTTGCGGCGCTTGTGCTGGATCTTGTAGCCGATGTTGGCCAGCAACAGCTTCGTGTAACCGATCCGGGCCGACTTCACGAAGTTGACCACTCGAATCAGGTCGTTGCCCATCGCGTTCAGGATCGCGATCTGGAAGGGTGCGGTCTTCCAGCGGCCCTCGTTGTAAGAGGACTCGGCCGACATGTAGAAATGCTTGTCGGCCCACTCCACCGCCGTCATCGGCGGCTCTTTGAACATTCCCTGCAAACCCAGCTTGACCGCAGTGCGCAGATCACTGATCCAGGGTTGCAAGGTACTCATCAAGGATTCCCGGGATGTCGTCGCTGAACTCAGCGGAAAGGTTTCGCGCCAAGGCGATCTCCCGCTCGAAGGACTCCATCAGCAAGGGATCAGCATCCGGGTGGCGGCGACTGACCGTTTTGCAGACGGTCTCCAGCGCCGAGCCAATCTTGGCGGCGATCTTCGCCAAGGCGAAAGTGGCGAACGGGACCGGGACCAGGAGCTTGTCCTGGACCTGGTTCTTCTGCTCTTGGGCGTAGGCCTGGGCCTTGGTGAGCCGGAGTCGCTCCTGTGTCAGCTTGGCTTCAGCGTAGGGATCGAGACCTTCCGGTAGCTCCCCCTCAGGTTGTTGTTTCCGAGCGGCGTGCTGGATGCGGTTTTCGACCACATCCGCCACCGTGTAGAAGGCCTCTCGACCTATTCGCTCGATTGGTTGAACGCCCCATTTATCAAAGGCTTGCGGAGAAATCCCGAGGCTCGCGGCCATCTCGGACTTGTTCAACCATCCGCGCTGTTTGGTTGTTTCGTTTTTGCTCATGACTAAACAACAACCAACCTCCGAAAAATGGTCATACATATTTGGCGCGCGGGGCTCGAATTACCCTCTGACGGGGGCACCTCCGGGAGGACCCGCCAAATTTTCAAACTTGTGCTGGACAACAAGAATTCGCACCACTTTGGTGCACTCTTCAGCGCCTCGCGGCGAACCGAGCGGCAACGCCGCGCATCGCCACCTCGAACTCACGCGGCAGGTTCTCGTCGGTGTACTGCTGCGCGATCTCGAAGAAGCTCAGCCGGCGGCGATACGAAGGGCGTGACACGAAGGCCATGATGATCGAGACAGCATCCCGGCCTCGGCCTGTTCGCTCAGCAATGCCAATGGGCTGGCCCTTGCGGGTCATGACGAAGTAGCGGCGAGCATTACCCTTCGCCCTGCTCCGTCTGCTATCGGTCGCGTTCGCGTTGTACCCGGCCTGAGTGAAGCCCCGAATACCGCTCAGCGCTCTGGTCACTTGACCTCGCCTGATGTTCCCGTAGCGATCAAGATCAGCACCGGCGCCGGGCACCACGTACTTACCTTCGGGCAGGATCCCCTTGGCCCTGAGCTGAAGCTCGGCCGGCTTGTTCCGACGCGGCCCACCGTAGACCTCGGGGGCAATCCACACCGATGCAGGCTGCGCACCGTCCGCTTCGTCCTTGAACCAAACCCGCGCTTCGAGCCGGTCTTTCCTGGCTGGCACCATGCGCAGGCTGTTCAGGGTGTACGGGGTCGGGCGGTCGAACACGACACGCATCTCATCGCGCAATCGATCCATCAGGCCTTGCGCGGTCCGCGTAAGCGCAGTGGCTGTCGCGTAAGGAATCTGCCGCTGCTCAAGTTCAGTCAGGTCGGCGAGCTGCTGCTGGAACCCTTCTGGCTTGATGCTGATCATCTTCGGCAATACCTCGGCAGGCCGGCGATATGCTTGCGCAACGCCGCGATCATCAGTTCGCGTCGCTCGACTCCGGCTCGGAGATCAGAAACAACTTGTCCATCAGCGGCAGCAAGGACGGCTCTTCCTGCATCAGTGCTGCCGGTGGCTCCGGGAGCCTGGTGCACTCCGCCTGCGGGGCAGCGGGCTTTGACGTACACGACGCGAGCACCAATGCCGATAGCATCGCGGCGCAATTGGTTTTCTTCATGGGAGGCCTGTAGTGCTGCTTGGTAGGTTCGGGCCAGGGCATCGGTCTGAGCCTGTGCCTGGCTGTCGCGCTGGGCCTGCTGGGCCATGGCGGTGATCGTCTCAGCGGATTGCTCGACGGCGGCCTGCAGGTCATCACGCTGAGCAGTAACGTGATCGAGGCGCCAGAACACCAGAGCAGCCACCAACGCCACCACCAACCAAGGAGACCACCTCATCACGCACCCGCCAGCGCTGCGCGCGCCCACTCAAGGCGAGCCGCACGGTCGTCTGCGCCGTTGTAGCCGCCGTTGATCTTCAGCGTGATTCGCTCGAATCGGCCTTGATCAGCCAGGTCGTTTAAACCCCGCGACTTCCACCACCACCCCGAGGCGATAGCTGCCCAGGTCCGTTGCTCCAGCAGTTCCGGTTGCGCTACCAGTGGCAGCGCCAGGGCGCGGGCGGCTTCGGCGTAGTTGTCGTGGCCCGTAATCATGATCAGGCCGCGCCCCCGGTATCGATACCCATCGCCCGTATCCGGTGAGCCGTTGCCCATCCGGTTTGCGTAGACGCGGTTCGCGATGCGCTCAGGCTGGCGTGCGTACTGCTTCGCCTCAACCGGCGTAAAACGCGTCGGCCAGGTCTTGAGCAGCCCCTCGACGGAGTAGTTCAGGTTCTCGACCACGCGCTTGAGGCTTTGGCTTTCGTGCCCGACTTGGGCCAGGAACATCGCCACGCGCTCGGGCGTGTTGATCTCGAACCGGGCCATGGCGCCGTTGATGTGCTCGACCCAAGTCGAGGCAGTAGCAGCACCGCAGCCGGTAGCGCGGTCGAGTTGATCGGCGGTGATTTTCATTCGCCAGTCCCCCGGCGCGGAAACTTCCAGTCGGCGATCCGATCAGCGAACTCGGCGATCTTCTTCACACCCAGGAAACCGGTGAACACCCCTGCAGCAGTAGCCATGTTCTGCGGAAGGCCAAACCACTCAAGGACAGGAATCAGGCCCAAGGTAATCAAGGTGCAGAGCGTTGCCTCGAGCAGCGCCTGGCGCCGCGTTCCACCGCCGTAGATCACCCGGGTCAGCGCGACCACAAAGGACAGGCCGGCGGCGTACAACTGCGGATAGTGCGCAGACAGCCACGCAAGCAGCGCAGCCCAGGTCTCAGGGCGTTCTGGCATTTTCATAGTCTCTGCCCCTCGCAGGGGTTCTATAACGACGAAGCCCGCTCAATGGCGGGCTTTCGTTCGTCGGGGTAGGTTCCGGAGGGATCAGGCGTGAAACAGTGGCAACTGTCCTTCACGCTCGACCTCGATGATTTTCTGCTCAATGACGGGTCCCTTGACCTGCCATCGGCGCAAGGTCTTACCGGCCAGGCTGGCAATCCCTTTCTCCTGTCGGTACTCCGCCATCAGTTCGTTGCGCAACGTGTTGAAGTCCATTGAGCGCTTGAACAACTGCTCGGCCATCCAGTTGAAGGCGTGGATGAAAGCTTCTTTCCAGGCAGCGGCAGCTTTACCCGTGAAACCCATCACAAGGAACATGAACCCATCCTTGGTCATCTCGAAACAGGCGCTCTTGATCTTCTCCCCACCGCTAGGGTTATCTCGCCACACGACCGTCTCCACAAAATTGCGGAGACGGAATGCCTTTGAACAAGCCATGTGACGGATAGCACGAAGCACTGAGTCATGGCGCTTTCCGAAGCGCTCGGCCACCTTGAGCGAAGTCGTTACGACCTGGCCACCATTGACCATCACTAAGTCACGGAGGCTGGCTTCATCAAGATCAATCTCATTCATCTGATCCACTCCGTTCACCTGGAAAAAGGAGCGCAGCCGGGACAGGCGGATGAACGGACACCCGTCATTCGAGAGCGACTCTAGGCTGCGTGTTGGATTGCCTTGCGGCGAAAACGAAAAAGCCCAGCACGGGGCTGGGCTCTGAAATAGGTGCGGGTGGATAGGGGCCACTACCCCGTGCGCATCCTGCGCTCCACCTGCATTGATCGACTATCGTCCTCGGACAGACTCCAGCATCGATCTCATCTCTTCGATGATCTCTAGGTGCACCGCGTCTGCCACTGCCTCAGCCTCTTCCTCGGAATACAAGAAATCGCTCCTCAGCGTCAGGCCATGCATAACCACAAAACAGGCCTCATGGCCGGCATCGCGTATAGACCAGGGAACCGCGTCCCCCTCGAGCTTCACAACCTTGATATCTGGACTTCTCATAGGACCACCTCTCGGCTTCAAGATGGTCATTATCGCAAGGGTGAAGGCCTTGTGGGTCGGTAACCCGTCACTTTGCTTACAGCCCGATGTGGCAGGTGAGACTGCCGTCTACCGAGTTTCGACCTTCGAATGAAAAAGCCCGGCGGGAGGGGCCGGCCGGGCTTCCCGCCTCTGCCGAGGAATAGCCCAGGTGGAAACCACGGCATCGGCGGGGGCCTGATGATGCCGCGCCAAGCCAAGCTGCGCAATAAAAAACCCGGCGCCAGGGCCGGGTTTCGAGTGCGTCACGCTGCGTTCACAGCAATTCACGCTGTTATGAAAACACCCTTAATTCCGCGCGTAAAACTATTTCTTCAAGCGCTCTCGCGGAACCGCTCCAGGGCGCTGTCGACCCAGCCCACCGCCATCTTCAGAGTCTCCCTGACCTTCGCCTCACCGATCTGGTGTTCACGCGCGATGCGCAGGGCCGGCCACTTCGCGCCGTAGTAGAGCCACACGAAATCACCAGCCTGCGGCGCCCTGTCGATGAGTCGAGCAATGACCCGGTCGACGGCCAAGGCCATATCGTCAGTGACGTGGTAGGCCTTGGGGCTCGACATTGGCAT